AGAGAAAAGATGTCTTAGATAAAGACTGGTGCGCTCGAGTACAAGCTAAATGCAATGCGGCAAAAACATTAGTCTCCACAGATCTAGATACGGATTGGTTAACCATAGGTGATTCTCATACAGCAGCATTTGCTCCTGAGGGTAGTATGGTTGTAAAGACTAATGGTCTTACTCTTAACGGTCTGATTAAAAGCAATTTCCAATACGTACATGACCATATGGCTAAGTGCAATAACCTAGTAGGTATCACATTAGTCTTTGGCAATATAGATCTAAGACATCATCTATGCAGATTGAATATAGATCCAAGAGATATGTGGATAGATCTAAAAAGATTCGGTGATAGCTTGCCAATACCAGTTGAGTATGCAGTGCCATGGCCTATAGAATTTGAAGGTAGAAAATTACCTAAGACAGGTTACTATAAACACCAACCATTTTGGGGTACACGATACGAAAGAGTAATGATGTTAGACAGAATTGAAGAGACCATGGACATGGTAGGCATGAATAAGATTATGTATCCAGAAGAATGGAAATGCATGGATCCTGAGACTTATGCTAAAGATAAAATGGAGAACATGTCATCAGTACATATCTCTCCACAATGTTATAGACGAAAAGAATTTGGTGAGGGGTATGTACTTCCCATCTAAATGTGATATAATAGATGTATAAATTACAAAAGGAGTATGAATGGGTATAATGGATAAGCTTCAGAAGAATTCCAGGATTAAAGAGACTGCGGTTCTCTCTAAGTCTAAATTGTTTTCTGACAAAGATATGGTAACCACACCGGTACCAATGATTAACGTTGCACTATCTGGTGACCCAGACGGAGGTCTGACTTCAGGACTAACAGTATTAGCAGGACCATCGAAGCACTTTAAGACTTCATTTGGTTTGTTAATGGCAGCAGCATACTTAGACAAGTATGAAGATGCTGTATTGTTATTCTATGATTCAGAGTTTGGTAGCCCGCAACAATACTTTAAGTCGTTCGGTATTGATACTGCACGAGTTCTACATAGTCCAATAACTAATGTTGAAGAATTAAAGTTTGATCTAATTAATCAATTAGAGAATATTGAACGTAAAGATAAAGTCATTATTATGATCGACTCTATTGGTAACCTTGCATCTATTAAAGAATTAACTGATGCTATGAATGAAAAGTCTGTGGCAGATATGTCAAGAGCAAAAGCCCTTAAAGGTTTATTTAGAATGACCACTCCATATTTAACTATGCGAGACATTCCATTACTTGCTGTTAACCATACCTATCAAGAGATTGGCTTATTCCCTAAGGCTATCGTATCAGGTGGTACAGGTATCTATTACTCAAGTGATAATATATGGATCATCGGTCGTCAGCAAGAGAAGAAAGGCACTGAGATCATGGGTTATAACTTCGTGATCAATGTAGAAAAATCTAGATTCGTTCGTGAGAAGTCTAAGATCCCTATTAGTGTTACATGGGAAGGTGGTATTGAAACATATTCAGGCTTATTAGATGTAGCAATAGAAGGTGGATATGTTGTGAAGCCTACAATTGGTTGGTACTCAAAGGTTGATAAGAAGACTGGTGAGATAGAAGATGCTAAAGTTCGTGCAAAGGAAACACTTAAGGAATCATTTTGGAAACCTATCTTTGCTAACACAGACTTTAAACAATATCTTATAAGTAAGTATGAAGTCGGTCATGCCGATATGATTAAATCAGAACCTAGTGAGGTCGAACTTGCAGATTGAAACATTAATCTTACGCAACCTAATGCTTAATGAGGATTACACTAGAACTGTAATTCCTCATTTAAAGCTTATATACTTTGAAGAACCCTATCGTGCAGTATTCTCTGAGATAGTTGACTTCGTTAATAAGTTTAATAAGCTACCTAGTTCAGATGCTTTAAGTATTGAACTACGAAATAATCCTAAGGTAACATCTGATTCATTAGCTCTTATTCCTGAAATAAGTGTTATGGATAAAGAACAGACTATGCCATGGCTTATCGAACACACAGAGAAGTGGTGTCAAGATAGAGCAATCTATTTGGCTATCATGGATTCAATTAATATTATTGAAGGTAAGCATGAGACTTTAAGTAAGAACGCTTTACCTGAAGTATTAAGTGAAGCTTTGTCTGTTAACTTTGATGTACGAGTTGGCCATGACTATGTAGATGATTCTGATTCTCGTTATGATTTCTATCATAGAGCTGAAGAGCATTTACCATTTGACTTAGAGATGTTTAATAAGATCACTAAAGGTGGTTTAGTAAACAAATCTCTTAATGTTGCCCTTGCAGGTACAGGTGTAGGTAAATCCCTATTCATGTGTCATGTAGCAGCGGGTGCTCTAACTCAGATGAAAAATGTCCTATATATAACTATGGAGATGGCAGAAGAAAGGATAGCAGAACGTATAGATGCTAACCTAATGAATGTGCCTATTGACCAGTTAGAGAATTTATCTAAAGATATGTTTGATAAGAAGATGCATAAGCTCACTGACAAAGGTGTTGGTAAACTTATTGTAAAGGAATATCCTACAGGTGCAGCAAATGCAAATAGCTTTAGAGCATTATTGAAAGAGCTTCAAATCAAGAGAGACTTTAAACCTGATTTGATCTGTATAGACTACTTGAATATATGTTCAAGTGCACGTATGAAAGCTATGGGTGGTTCTATTAATTCATATATTATGGTCAAGGCAATTGCAGAAGAGTTACGTGGGTTAGCGGTAGAGTTTAATCTACCAGTTCTAACAGCAACTCAAACCACGAGAGGTGGATTTGCCAACTCTGATGTAGGCTTAGAAGATACAAGTGAGTCATTTGGTCTACCAGCAACTGCTGACTTAATGTTTGCTCTTATAGCAACAGAGGAGTTAGATAACCTTAATCAGATAATGATCAAGCAGTTAAAGAATAGATACAATGATCCAACAGGAGCAAACAAGAAGTTTGTATTAGGAATTGACAGGGCTAAGATGAGACTGTATGATGTAGAGGATACGGCCCAAACTCTCAACGTACGAGATGAGCCAGTAAAAGTATCACCAAGGTACGACACAGTAGGAGAAGGATTTAATTATGAATGAGCTAAAACCATATATCTCTAGAATGTTGAATAAGGAACATATGATGAGTATGTCTAAAAAGCAATTAGAGAAGATGGCCCGCAAAGAAGGCCTAGAGTTAGATCGACGTGAGAAGAAAGAATCTCTCGTTGAAGAAATACTATCCCTGTAATGGGTAGGATGCATGGCAAAGAGTGGGGTGAGAGATACCTGCACTTAGCCAAAGAAGTATCTACATGGTCGAAGGACCCAAGCACTAAAGTTGGTGCAGTAGCCATTGGAGATAATGGTGAAGTATTAACACAAGGATTTAACGGATTCCCTAGAGGCATTAAAGATTCATCCGAACGATTAAAAGATCGTGATAGAAAGTACAAATTAGTTGTACATGCCGAGATGAATGCTATATATAATGCTGGGCTTAATGGAGTTTCTTTAAAAGGATCTACATTATATGTCTACGGATTACCCGTTTGTAATGAGTGTGCCAAAGGTATTATTCAAGTTGGTATTAAAAAGGTTGTCGCTATGAGACCAGCTGACTATAATAAGAAATGGGACGACTCAATAAAGGATGCCAAAGCTCTATTCAATGAGGCTGAGGTTATGTATTTAATAGATGTGGAGAAAGAATAATGGGTAAGCAAATGATACCTGGAGCTAAGAAAAGAGTGAAAGGTCAACCGAGGTTTGTCAAAGATATGAGTCATAGTACTCACACAGCAAAAAGACATCCTACTTCAAAGAGGCTAAAAAGATAATGTTTAAAAGTTTATTTAACGAAGGGTATTCAAAAAAGTTTATGGATAGGATTGAATTCCGCCGTAAGGAATACTATGAGAATCGTAGGATACAAACAATCAGGACCAATGCTGGTAAGATGGCAATGAACTGGACACATGAGTATCCAACAGGAACTCCCCTTAGTTATATCAGAGATGATATAATTGAATCATGGGAACGTTCAGCAGGAGTAGGTATCTACGCAGGGCTTGATAAGAAACAAAACATACCAACACCAGGAGGTCTTGGAGACTCATACGGTATTGATGCAATGGATCCAGTGGTTGCAACAAAGAAGTATGTTCATAGCTGGAGAAATCCACCTGATGAAGAAACTAAAGCTGAAATTGCCTCAACATATAAAGTTGAAGGTAAAAAGAAACCTACTGCTAATTATAATGCTGGTAAAATTAAAGGGTAATAGTATGTACAAACAGCTAAAACTATGTTATAATATACCTTTGAATGGAGAAATAAATGAAACATAAAATTATAGGTCTAACAGCGGGTGTATTACTTGCTGCAACGGTGTCAGCATATGCTGATGCTCTTAATGTACAAGATCATTATCGTGAGGTTATATACTTAGAACCATATACGGTTGAGGTATGTAGTAAGCAACAAGTATCAGCAGCGTCTCAAGCAGACATTGCGAATGCAGCATTTTGGGGAGCAATCTTCGGTGCGGTTGTTGGTGATGTAGTAACTGACGGAGATGGTGGTAAATTACCAGGAGCTGTTATTGGTGGTGCAATCGGTGCGAATCAAGCAGCAGCAGAGTCAGGTACAACTACGGCTACGGTATGTAAGACAGAAAGACGTCAGAAGTCTACATCAATGAATGAATACTCACACTCAACTATAAACTTTGAGTATGATGGTTATATGTATGAGCTTGACTTTGTTAAGAAACAATGAAGGAAAAGTTTATACCCTTTAATAAGTGGTCATTCGTAGATAGAAACGATTTAGATACTGAACATTGGTATGTACGATTAGAAGGTGGTGAATACCACGATGTAATCTATCGTTATATGGATGTCAAATTAAATGATACAACTAAATCTATAAATTTCGATTATGAAATTGTAGAATTCCCAATGGAAACACCTCATGGTGATCCACAATTCAATGAAGCGGTTGGTAATATACTACAGAGTATACTAGCTGACACTATGGAACAACAAGATTTTGTTCTAGGTGCAAAAGACAAAGGAGAATAAAATGAAAATCTTATGTATTTTATATGATGATCCCACGAATGGAATGCCAACGAGCTATCCATTAGAAGATTTACCAGTAATAGAAAAATATCCAGATGGGATGACCCTACCCAGCCCTCAGGGCAGAGACTTCAACCCAGGTGAATTACTAGGTTGTGTGTCAGGTGAGTTAGGTTTAAGAAAGTATTTAGAAGATTTAGGTCATACGTTAGTCGTTACATCTGATAAGGATGGCGATGGATGTACAGCTGATCTGGAATTAGTTGATGCAGATATTGTTATCTCTCAACCATTCTTTCCATACTATGTGACAAGATCACTAATGGAATCAGCTCCTAATCTTAAGATGGCAATTACTGCCGGCATCGGTTCAGACCATGTTGATTTAGAAGCAGCAATGGACCACAATATTGACGTTGTAGAGGTTACTTATTGTAACTCACGATCGGTAGCAGAACATATTGTTATGCAGATCTTAGTCTTAGT